GGCTGAGCAGGATATGTTCTACATGAACGAACTTGTCTCGCGCTTTGTGCCTGAGCAGGAACGTGCCATTATGGAGCATGTCGAGGAGGCTATCCTTGGTCTTCAGTCTCAGCAGACGGCTGCTAATACCAATACGATTAACGGTGGTAAGCATCGTTATGTCGCTACTGGTTCTAGCAGCGTCATTAAGGTGGATGACTTCGCCCGTGCTAACCTCTCGCTAAACCTTGCGAATGTCTCGGCTAATAACCGTGTCGCTATTGTGGACCCATCTGTGGCTTACACCATTGAGACGAGTACACAGCTTTCTACCCTCACCAACAACCCGATGTTCGAGGGTATCGTCTCTTCGGGTATTGCGACAGGTATGCGCTTCGTCCGTAACGTCTACGGCTTCGATGTCTATACCTCGCAGCGTCTGGCTACAATCTCTTCGGAAACGCTTGAGACTGTGAACTGCGCTGGCTTCAAGGCTAACCTGTTCTTCTCTGCTGATGCTTCGGTTGTTCCGTTCATTGGTGCTTGGAGACAGATGCCTGAGGTCGATACTGAATATAATAAGGACCTCCAGCGTACAGAGTTTGTGACTACCGCTCGTTATGGTGTCAAGCTCTATCGCCCGGAGAACCTTGTTACCGTTCTTTCGAACGCCTCGGTTTAATAGGAGGATATTAATATGAGTGTTGATTGGACAAACTCTGACGGGCTTGAAGTCCGTTTCACTGGCCCTGAGGCTGAACAGAGCGGTGCTGGCGTTGCTACTATGGGTGCTACAAAGGAACTGATTGTTGACTTTAACTTTGCTACAGCGATTACCGCTGCGGCTTGGTCGCATGAAGCTTTCGTTCCGGCTGGCTCGTACATCAAGAAGGCTACGCTGATCGTTACTACAGCTATGGCTGGTACTTCTGGTACCCTGACCATTGGTCTGGCTCAGAAGGATGGTACAGTTATTGATGCCGATGGCATTGATGCTACTATCGCACAGGCTGATCTTGATACAAACGAAGTCGTTCTTTGTAACGGTGCTTTGGCTGGTGGTACGCTTTCTATCGGTTCTGCTAATGGCTACGTCTACACGACCCTTGGTGGTACGGTGACTGCTGGCCGTGGTAGACTGGTGATCGAGTACATCGAAGTCTAACATTACTCTTGGGGGATCAGAGATGGTCCCCCTTGACATCTTTGAAAGAATCGATATAATAATACTAATGGTCCTCCGGGGTGAACTATAGATGGCTAAGAAATGTACAAAGTGTCTTGAGGTTAAAGACGAAAGTATGTACCCAATAGCCAGTACTAAACAAGGATACCTTAGAGGAGAGTGTTTAGACTGCAAAAGAGAAATAACAAACCAAAAAGCATACTCTAAAAATTTAACTTCTAAACAAAAACTTTCTGAATATGGGTGTTGTGTATGTGGTATTAAGAGACATGAAGTCTTGGAGGTCCATCATTTACACAGAGATTATAAGAGATACGGTAGAAGTCAAAGTGCTGTAGCTAATCTACAAGACTTAGAAAAAGGTACTGCTGTTGTTCTTTGTGCCAATGACCATAGTCTTTTTCATAGTCATTTCGGTGGTAAAAATGCTTCCTTTCCACCTCAAACAAAAGAATCAGTTATTTCAATTTGTCTCTTAGAAAGAGCAAAAGGAGGAATATAAATTGGCGAACGTGCAGCACAGTAGTCTGACAGATCCTAACCTCCATGAGCCTAAGGGTATCTCTACGGCTTCAGCTAACCAGCTTTATCTAGCTAATGGTAGTGGCTCTGGTACATGGACTAACGCTAACAGATTCCCCGGTACAGGCTGGGGTAAATATACTAATACGACATACGTAGGGACTACATACTTAGCAGTTAGTACTACTAATGTACTTCTTCCCTTTACGACAGATGATACTGTCTCTCAGATTCCGATTACCCTAACGGGTACAACTTCCAGTCTTATGAATCTGGCTACTGAAACTCTCCAGTTTGTTGCTGCGGGAGATCTTCATTCTATTACTCTTTCTCTAAAGGTAGATTCTTTTGCTACTGGTTCTCCTAAAGTTTTAGATATTTCTATCTTTGGGTCTTCTGATGGTATTACTTATGGTACACTTCTTGGTGAAACTACTGTATCTCTAGTTAAGTCTACTAATCAGTTTATTACTGAATCCGCTTTATTCCCGGTGACATCTAATATGGTGTCTCATGGTGCTAGAATTAATATTAAGACTGATGTTGGTACAGCTAATATAGTTGATATCGGTCTAATCTCAGCCCGCGTACATAAGGCTAGGTAAGAATAATGGCTACAATTAAAATGACACTCTTGGAGATTGTTCAGGATGTCCTGAATGATTTAGACTCCGATGAGGTTAACAGCATTTCCGATACAGTAGAAGCAACCCAAATAGCTAATGTCTGTAGGAGTGTATACTATGATGTAATTACTACTGTTGATCTTCCTGAACATACAGAGTTGATGACAGTAACTGGTCTATCTAACTCTGCTCGTCCCAACTTCATGGATGCTGATAGCATCACTGAGATTAAGGAGTTGAGATATAATGTATCTGAGACGGCTGGGCAACTTGACTACAAGCTTATCGATTATCTTTTACCGGATGAATTTATTCAGAGAATTGTCAAGAGGGATACCTCTTCATCCGAGATAATCATCGTTACAGATCCGACATCAGGAATATCTCTTCCTATCGATAACAGTAAGATGCCTGACTATTACACATCATTTGATGATAGGTATCTCTGCTTCGATAGCTATAAAAGCTCTGTAGATATTACTCTACAAAGCAGTAAGACAATGGTACTAGGGATTAAGATTCCGACATTCACTCTGACTGACGCTGCTGTCCCAGACATGGATGATACGATCTTTCCCTATTACCTTGCTGAGGTTAAAGTCAGGGCTGAATCCTTGTTTAAGGGTGGTCCTGACATCAAAACAGAACAGTTTGCTAGAAAGCACAGATACTTCCAGAAGAACAATCGCTGGAAGACTGGAGAACAGAGGGTGCTCAATGACTATGGTAGAAAACGGTACTGACGTAAGTACTGACCTTATCGTAACTGAAGAGAATAAAGAGGGTACAATTCTTAATGTAACTACCTCTAAAAGAAAGTCGATGTTTACTATTTATAAGCCTACCGATGGCTATAGTATGTTTAAGATTAAGTCCGAGAGTGGCAGCATGCCTGAGCATCTCTCTGGTTATTACACAAATAGAAAGACAGCCCTAGCTGATTTATCCTACTGGTTGGTTCATACACCTGAAAGTAGGGAAGCTAAGTGGGATAGAATGTTCGGTGAGGAAAAAGCTCCTCCTCCGAAGTTAAAGGAAAAGAAGAGTGGAACCACAGCAGTATAGTCAGAAAACTGTAAATACTTTTATTAAGGGGCTTTATACTGAAGCCTCTGTAATGACCTATCCTGAGGATACTTCTTCAGACGAACTAAACTTTGATCTTCTTATCGATGGTAGCAGACGCAGAAGAAGAGGCATTGCCTACGAAGATAACTATCAGAACAGTACCTTTGCTGTAGCCGCTGGTGATCTTGTCCACAATGAGACTTGGACAAACGTGTCTGGTATCGGTGGTACTGAGTTCCTTGTTGTCCAGCATAACAACATGGTCTACTTCTACGATAAGTCTCTTGATACTGTCTCGGCTGGTCAGAAGTCTTTCAGCATTGATCTGAATAATTACTCTGCTAATAACAGCTACTCTGTCTCTAGCACTTACATCAATACGGCTTCTGTTACTGGGTATCTCATTATTGTATCCCCGGCTATCGATCCTATCCACGTTGAGTACATCCCTAACGATGACAACATTACTGTCTCTAAGATCAAGATCCAGATTAGAGATCTTGAATATCTTGGGATGTCCTCGAATATTACCTTTATCTCTAGAACAAGCAACCTTGTTACTGTTACAGTTAATACACCACACTATTATAATGCTGGTGATACTGTAGAGATTGATTCCAGTATTTTCCAATTTAACGGTACGTTTACTCTTGTTGGTGCTCCGACTAGCACGACTATGACCTATACCCTTGCTGGTGCAAACTTCTCTAGTACAGCAGCGACTGGTCTAGCTATTAAAGAAGTAGCACCTGAGACTCCCCCGACTGCTATTACGAATAACTATCTCTACGATCTCTTTAATCAGGGATGGTACTCAGATAATAATGGTAGGTCTGGTAATGCCTTTGACTATTGGGACAATACAAGGGCAGACTTTCCCCCTAGAAACAAGTCTTGGTGGGCTGGTAAGAATACGAGTAATGATCAGGATATCGACCAGTACTTAAAGATTGAGTACGGTAATACCCTTGCTCCGAATGGTCACTTCATTCTGGACTTCTTTAATCAGAATAGATCCTCTGCTTCTAGCATTAACAATCTTACAACGATTGTTGAGACTGCTAGGTTTAACTCTGTTGCACCGTATGCTGGTAGAGTCTGGTATGCTGGTCTTGATTCGAGTAAGAACGGTGGTAAGATCTTCTACTCAAAGACCCTTGAGAGTGAGAAGGACTTCGGTATCTGTTACCAGAAGGAAGATCCTACCTCTGAAGATACTCCCGGTCTGGTAGACTCTGATGGTGGATACATCATCATTCCTGAGGCTTCCAGTATCCAAGCTCTCTTCACGACAGGTTCTATCCTGTATGTCCTCGCTGCTAACGGTGTATGGGTTATCGGTGGTGTCGATCAGGTCTTTAAAGCTACGGAGTACTACGTTAGTAAGATATCCAGCTTCGGTATCTCTAGCAAGAGAACCTTGATCAATGTTGCAGACTCCCCTGTCTACTGGGATACCTCTGGTATTTACACCGTAGCCATTAAAGAATCTACTCCCTACGTTACGAGTATGTCTGATAACATCCGTTCTTTCTACGATGCGATTTCTTCTGACAATAAGAAGGATGCTACTGCTGTCTTTGATAGACTGGGTAAGCGTATTATCTGGATGTACTCTAGTGAGACAGAGACAATTGCTAATAAGAAAACTAAGATCCTTATCTATGATCTTAACCTTCAGGCTTTCTTCCCTTGGGAGATAGCGAATACAACAGGAACTAGTCCGTATCTCTACGGTGGGTTCTTCTTGTCTGGTCTTGGCTCTAGTGAGGTAGCCTATAATATTCTTGTTGGTGCAGATCAGGTAATCGATGCCAGTTCTAATACTGTTGTCGAGACAATCTCGTCTACGAGTACTGTTAACTCTGATACGAAGTTTTTCGTAAGGACGGCTGATGGATATCTTACTGTTGCTAACTTTACTGATAGGGCTTTCCTTGACTGGGGTTCTGCTAATTACTCCTCTTACGCTGAGACAGCCTATGACTTCTCCGGTTCGGCTATGCTCAAGAAGAATGTACCGTACATCGTAAGCTATATGCGCCGTACAGAGGAGAACTTTATCCCAGTAAATGAGGGTTAT